CCAAAGGATGTCCACTGCCTCCCCCCCCTCCATTGTCCGTTTCAAACCTTGCATATCGGGCGGTGCATAATGGTGCTTGACCGGCTAGAATGGCTGCGCCTCAAACTTGCCGAGGTCGAGGACGACGTTGACGCCGCGCGCGAGGCGAGCAGCTTCAACGCCCTCGGCGTCCTGTACCGCGAGGCCCGAACCGTCCGGAACGAGTACGACGCCGAGGTCGACAAGCGCGCCGCCCTCACGGCCGAAGTCGCCGCCGCGCCGCCGACCCAGGCCACCGCCGACGAGCTGCTCGCCTCGGCGATGGCCGAAGCTGCTGCACTACCCGAGGCCGACCGCCGCGAGATCCTGGCCGACTTCGCGCGCGCCCTCGGTCTAGCGGCACCTGCGCTCCGGCTGCTCGGCGGCAGCCAGTGATCGTCCCGCAGGCGTTTGCGGCCGCCCTGCTCGCTCGCGTTCGCGTGCGCACCGAGCGCTTGCGCCGCGACCCAGGCAGCCGCTACCGGTGGCTGCGCAACCAAGACCGGTTCCTGCGCTCCTCGGCGAAGGTCCGCATGATCCGGCAGGGCAACCAGTGGGGCGGCAAGTCGACGGCCGCCCTGTACGAGGTGTTGTGCCATCTGCGCGGCGTCCACCCCTACAAGGAGGTCCCGGCCGGTCCCGTCGAGTGGTGGATCATCTGCGCAGAGTCGTCGCAGTCAATCGCCATTCAGCGCAAGCTATGGGACCTGATCGACCCCGACGAGGTGGCGCCCGGCTGTGAGTTTGATGACGTCCGCGGGTTCCGCGGCCGGCAACCGGTGCTCAAGCTGCGCAACGGCTCGATTTGCCGATTCAAGACCACGGGCCAACGCACGATCACGCTTGCGGGCGCCACGCTTGACGGCGTGCTGTTCGACGAGCCGCCCACCAGCCTGCGCCTGTACGTCGAGGTCACGAAGCGCGTCATGAGCCGAGGCGGGATCGTGCTCTTGTCCATGACGCCCGTGAACGCGGGGCCGCTTGGCTGGTTGTCCGACCTCACCGCCGCGGGTCAGGTCGAAGACCATCACTCCCGCCTGGTACCCGAGGCGCTGATCCCGGTCGGTGAGGTCGAGCCCATCCGCCTCGGCGACGGCACGGTGTGCGACGCCGAATGGGTCGCGAAGTCGATCGCCGACACGCCGGAGTACGAGCGCGAGGTCGTGTGCCACGGCGAATGGGAGTACCGCGCCGTCGACCGCGTATTTACGGCGTTCAACGCCTCGCACCTCTGCGAGGATACGCCGCCCGGCGAGCTCGTGGTCGTGTTCGGGGTCGACCACGGAACGAAGGTCGGCAAGCAGTACGCGCTGCTCCTGTTCCTGCTCCCCGGCGAACGCGACGAAGTGTGGTGCTGGGACGAGACGCCCCAGACCGAGAACAGCACCGAAGAAGACGACGCCCGTCGCGTGCTCGAGATGCTAGCGCGATCCGGGCTCAAGTGGGATGACGTCGACCACGCTCGCGGCGACCGCGCGTACGAGCGCGGCGCGATCAAGAAGGGCAACCTCGGGTTACAACGCGAAATCGCCAAGCTCCTGCGCAAGCCAAGCAAGTCGATCCGCCAGATCGAGACGGCCAAGCAGACGCAAGACACCGGCCGCCGGTCGGTCGACCAGGGGATCCGCTACCTGCACCGGCTCATGGTGGCCGGCCGGTTCCACGTCCACCCGCGTTGCACTCGGCTCCGCGAGTCGATCGAGAAGTGGGACGGCCGCCAAGAGCAGTCCCGGCACACCGGCGCCGGCCTGTTCGTCGACAGCTACTACAAGGACCCGATCGACGCGCTTCGCTACGCGCTTGAGTTCCGCGTCTTTGCGAACGCTCGCGAACAGGGTACCAAGACAATCGTGAGGTTCACGCCATGAATCACCTGATCTCGCCGTCTCTGGCGATCTTGCCGCCGGTCCCGGCGCCCGACACCGCTACGGCAATCCGGTGGACCGACCAGCGCGCACGGCGCGAGATCCTCGACGGGACGTGGCGTCAGCAGCTCATCGACCGGGCGATTCGCGTGGTCGGCACGAGCCGCATCACCGGTTGGGGCGATCCAAGCCTTGCGCGCAACCTTGCCGAATCCGTGTGCCGCGAGCTGGCGGTCCTGTACGACGAGCCGCTGCGCTTCACCCACGACGAGGAGTCGGCGGGCCAGTACATCACCGACGCCACGCGCATCGCGGGCCTCCAAGCGATCATGCAGCGTGTGCAGATGTACACCATCGGGATCGGCTCGTGCTACGTCCGCGTCCGCGGCGCCGAGGTCGTCGGCGGCCTGCCACGGATCAGCTATGAGGTCGTGCCGCCCGACGAGGTGTTCGACGCCGCCCGCACCGACGGCAGCGGGCAGCCGGCGCTCGTGCGTCACTACGTCCCGCGGCTGGTCGACGACGTCTCCGGGTGGACCGCCGACGAGTGGGACCTGCGCGACCCCGCCGCCCCGGCCTACCGCCTGATCCGGCTGCCGGCGTCGGGCGGCGCCGAAGTGGTGCTCGACGCCAAGATCGGCGACGACTACCCATACCGGCGCGACGATGGGCGCCCGATCATGCCGTACGTGCTCTACAACGACGGCCCGCCCCGTGTCGGGCTGCACGATCCGAACCACCGCGAAGCGCTGTTCGCCGGCACCCTCGACGTTGCCGTGTTCTACTGGATGGCGACTCACTGTTACCGCGACGCGTCATGGCCGCAGCGCTCGGTGTACGGGATGCGCCCAATCGGCGGTGAGTCATCGGTCGACGCCGACGGCAACACCACGGTTCGGCACGTGATGGATCCGGCCGTCCTTGCCATGTTTGAGCGGTTGTCCGACGACACGGGTCAACCGATGCAATGGCAGTGGGGTCCGGGCGCCGATGTGGAGATGATGTTCCGGGTTAACGACGACCTTGCGAGCCGCGTCGCGGTAGAGGCGGGCGGCGTCTCCCCGGCCGACCTCCACCGCGCCGCCCCCAACCGCTCCGGCTCCGCGATTGCCCTCACTAACGAGGGCAAGCGCAGGATGCAAGCCAAGTTCACACCCAGCTTTCGGCCGTCCGACGAACGCCTTGCAGCTGTCACGGCCACGATCGTGCGGTCGCTCGGTGGCCCCGACCTGCCGGAGTCGGCGTACCGCGTCGTGTACGGATCCACGCCGCTATCGGTCGACGAGCAGGACGCGCGGCGCCGCCACGCGATCGAAGCGATGGGCGCGGGCCTGATGTCGCGCTTGGAGGCGTACTTGTACATCCACCCCGAGCTGACGGTGCCCGACGCCGAGCGCGCGATCGCCTCAATGATTCCGCCGCCGGTCCTTGCCGCGATGCCCGACGCCACCGGCCGTCAAGGCGCAGGCACCGGCACCACGCCAGGGCTCGCCGCCGTCGCTTCACCAGTCGACGAGGCGACCGCCGCGGGCGCCGACGTCCAGGCGACGGCACTCAACGGCGCACAAGTGGCGGCGCTCGCCGACCTGGCCACGCAAGTGGCGACAGGTCAACTGCCGCTGACAAGCGCTAAGGCCATTGCCGCCGCCGCGTTCCCGCTGGTACCGCCGGTCCAGCTTGCGGAAATCTTCGGGCCATTGGCAGGCTTTACGCCCGACACCATGACAGGAGCTCCCCCATGAGCGACACCCCGGAAACCCCGGCCGGCGACGGCGCCGACGACAAAGGGCCGATCCCTTACGAGCGGTTCGCGGCCACCCGCCGCGAGCTCGCCGACGCCAAGGCGCGCGCCACCGCAGCGGAGACGGCCGCCGCAGCCGCCACGAAGGCCGCCGAGCAGTACGCCGCCCAAGTGGCGGCCGCCGCCGCCGAAGCCGCCGCGCTGGCCTCGCGGCACGACCGCTACCGCACCTCCGTCGGCGCCGGCCTGACCGACCCCGACGTGATCGCCGCCGCCGAGTGGGCGTATGACCGGCACGTTGCCGCCGAGCCCGACGCCGCCAAGCGGCCGACCTACGCTGACGCGCTCACCGGCTGGCGCGCCAAACCAGAGGAGGCGCCCCTTGTGCTGCGCCCCTTCCTGGCGACGGCCAACGGCTCCCCGCCGCCCTCGAACCGTACGCCTCGCGCCGACCCCGCGCCGCCGACGACCCCGACCGGGGTCGGCGGAGCGTACACCCCGGATCGCATCGACGAGTTGAGGCGCACGGGGCAGTACGCTGCACACCGTGACGCAATCATGGCCTCGATGCGCGGTGGCCCGTCGCGCACTTGACGCGCAGCGCGCCACGGTGTACGCTGGCGCAAATACCGGCAGGCGTGTCCGGGTGCGCCCGATACAGCGCGACGCCTGCCTAGTCGGCCCATCGGGTCCGCGGCCCCTTATCGCCGCCCGGCCGACCAAGCAATTACCCAGCTTGGAGGACCCTGATCATGGCGAACGAGATCCTGTACTCAACCCTCGGTGACCTGCGGCTCCCCGCCGTCCTGGCTGGTGAGGTCGACCTGTTGCTCGCGGATCGCTCCTACCTGTGGGGCAACCCGGCGCTGCTCTACCGCGGCGACGCTGGCGGATCCGGCTCCGACACCGTCAAGTACCCGCGCCTCGGGCTCGGCGGCTACGACGAGATGGCGGCTGTCGCCGAGAACGCGGCCGTGGTCCCGACCCAGCTCACCGACACCTCGGTCAACCTCGCGGTCGCGCGTCAGGCCATCGCGCGGACCCTGTCCGATCTCGCGCGCATCACCGACCCGGCGGGCGGCCGGATCAACGTGTCCGCGCTGGCGGCCGACATCGTTCAGAGCGCGTACGCCCGCTTCACCTCGATGATCGCGGCGCTTGGCGGCGGCTTCTCGTCGACCGCGGGCGCCACCGGCGTCAACCTGTCCGTGGACAACTGGTTCACGGCGGTGGCCGTGCTGGAGCTCGCCAACGTCTCCGGCCCGTTCGTCGCGACGTTGCACTCGCAGCAAATCGCCGACCTCCGCACCAGCCTGCGCGCCGAGACGGGCGTGATGCAGTACCAGCCGGCAACCGCCGAAGTCGTCCAGCGCACGGGCCAGATGGCCGTCGGCACGCTGCTCGGCGTGGACATCATGCGCATCAACCGGACGCCGACCGCCAACGCGGGCGCGGACCGCGCGGGCATGATGTGGGGCCAGGGCGCGATCCACTGGGCCGACGCGGCCGTTCCCGGCGTGCCCGGCATCCCATCCGGCATGCTTTCCGGCGGCCGGATCTCGGTCAGCGTCGACCGCGACAACCTCGGCGCGCTGACCTCGATCGTCGGCGATTACTACGTTGGCGTCGGGATCCGCGACACCGCGGCCGGCGTCAACATCACCACCGACGCGTAATCCGCGTCACCTGATAGGAGCGACGAATGCCCGTAGACGTCAAGGCGGCCGCGCGTGCGGCACCCGCCACGATCACGACCGAATCGACCCCGTACACCGTCCAGGCTGACCGCGCGTCGCCCAAGTCGGTAACGTACGAGCCGTCGCCGCCGTTCGTGCTGTTCCACGGGCCTCGTCGCTTCCAGATCGACGCCGAGGGCGTTGTCATCCCGTCGCTGTCCAAGATGGCGATCGAGCCCGGCGTCGGCGGCGTGACGGCCTCCGGCAAGTGGGCGGGCGCTCGTGCCGGGCGCGAAGAGGGCGGCGAGATCATGATCCCGGAGTCCGCGTGCCTTGCGGAGGACACGCCCGACGGCCACCCCGGCTACGTGCGCCGCACCATGACGGCGTCGGGTCCGTACTTTCACACGCCGTGGGAGCGCCTCGAGGTGCACGCGGGTCAGGGCGTGATCGTGTCGCACGACCAGGCCGGCTACCGGCGGTGGCTGACGGCGCTCGTGAAGCGCGGCATCATCGACGCCCCACACCCGTCGGTCATTCGCACCTTGCGCGATCAGGTCGAGGCTACCTTGGTAGCCGCCAGCGAGCGCAAGAGCCACGCAGCCGGCGCCACCGTCAAGATGTGCGAGGCCCAGCTCAAGGGCCTCGACGCGATCGGTGCCGCATGAGCGACACCGCCGCCGCCCGCGAACGCATGTACGAGCGCGCCCGGAAGTCCGGGTTTGCTCCGGACGAAGCGCGCTCCCGTTCGGAGCGCGCTGTCGCCGAGGCCGCCCGCAAGATCGACGCGGGCCAATCACCGCCACCCAAATAGCAGGAGCCCGCCATGTACCGCCAATTGACTGTCGCCGTCGCCCAGGGCACCGCACACACCAACTCGCAGACCGAGGGCAGCCTCGCGCGCCACACGTTCGCCGCCCACTCGTTGCAGCCCGGCAAGTCGTACCCGATCAGCGGGGCGTGCATCGTGTCGGACAACAACAGCACCGACACCCTGACGCTCGCGCTTCGCTTCGGCGCGTCGACCACGCCCGGAAGCAACACCCCGGTTGTGAGCACCGCTGCCATCGACAGCGCCGACGGCGACGCCGGGATGTTCATGGGCTACATGACCGTCCGATCGGTCGGTACCGCCGGAGTCGTTGTGATCCACGGCGTCATCTGCCAGGCCGACGCGATCGGGGTTGGTACCACGCCGACGTTCGGGTTCGTCAAGGTCATCACCGGTGTCGACACGACCGCGCCGTTGTACCTCGACTACACCGCAGACTGGTCTGTGGCGCATGCCGAGAACATTGTCGCAGCCGAGGCGTTCATTCTCGTGGAAACGGTCTGATGGCCCTTCGGTAATCAGCAGTAAGGAGCTCCGTGGCTTACGCCGACACCATCTACGCGCCACGCCTCGGTCTGGAGCAGATTGAGCGTGGTCGTGCCAACCTTTGCAAGTGCCCTGTCTACCGAGACGGCGCGCTCGCGGCCCCGACATCGGGGACGCTGACGGTCTACAATCCGTCGGCGGTGGCCGTGGTTTCTGCGGCTGCGGTGACGGTGACGGGCTCGGTCGCGCAGTACTCGATCCCGTCCGCCACGGTCACACCCTACTCCTACGGCGACGGCTGGGCGCTCGAATGGGCGCTGCTCATGCCTGACGGCGTGGTGCACACGTTCCGGACGGACGCCGCGCTTGTGCGCCGCACCCTGTACCCCGTCGTCTCCGATGTCGACCTGTTCGCGCGCATCCCGGCGCTTTCGCCGAACGCAGCGGCGCCGATTACGCGGTCGGCCAACTACCAAGACCGGATCGACGAGGCGTGGCGAATGCTGACCCGTCGACTGCTGATCGAGGGCCACCTTCCGTGGCTCGTCACCGACGCGCACGCGTTCCGCGAGTGCCACCTCGCGCTGTCGCTCTCGCTTGTGTTCGGCGATCTTGCGGTTCGATCCGCCGACTCCGGCTCACTGTACGCGGTCGAGCGTGATCGCTACCTCAACGCGTACGAGGCAGCGTACCGCTCGACGCGGATCCGGGTCGATCGCGACGAGAACGGCGTACCCGACGCCCTGGCCCGCAAGCCCGCCGCGTCTACCGTGTGGCTGTCCGGGGGTGGCACGTGGCGGCCCTGACCGTAGCGGCCATCGTGCTCCGGCTCGAGACCGCCGTTGACGGCCTGTCCGGCTGGCGCGTGTCGACCATGCCCGTCGGGCTCACCGCCGACGCGACTCGGTACGACCAACACAAGGCCGCCTCGGTCATGGCGACGGAGACGACCACGCGCCCCGGTCCGTCGCCGAGCGGTCGGCGCATCACGACCACCGAAGGCGCGCACGTCGACACTCGGATCCGTGTCGAGTGGGCGTGGGCGCTGACGGTTGACGACTACAGCGCCGCCGTACGAGACGCGTACGCGGGCGAGGCCGCCCTTGTGGCCGCCCTGCTCGCCGTGTCCGCCGCCGACCTGCACCTGACGCCCGTGTCAATGACCCGGCAGATCGTCGACGGCGACCGCGCCCACTTGCTCGGCGTAATCGAGATCACGGCGACACATCACCTCGCACTCGCATAGGGAGCCGTCATGGCGATCAGCACGGTCACGAAGAACCTCAACGACGGATCCATCACCCTCGCCGACGGCACCGGCACGCCGGTGACGCTGGTGGTCCCGGTCACGATCGGCGACGAAGCGATCCAGGGCCTCCGCGCCGTGTCCGGCATCACGGCCCAGTACAACGAGGTCGTGGCGTACGAGGCGCGTGGCAAGCTCGACGGCGTGCGGCA